CTAGAGCGTTATGGAACCGAACACGATCCTCGATACTATCTAAGGTCGAGTCGAGCACTACAGGTCTAACATTCTCGCCGTTGTACCAATCTGCTCCACAGGACTCACGGAATCCTCCAAAGAGGAAAGTCTTATCCGTGTTCGCCTTGAATCCGTATCGCCTGAGTAATTCCAGAGCGACGAGGGCTTCATTCTGCCGTATGACGATGTCATCGCCATAGCACCGGAAATCCGGCACCGTCCCACAATACTTGTGAGCGGCAGAGCATATCGCAGCGAATAGAGCTGTCTCTAGTGGAAAACAGAACCCGTTGCCCATAGACACAAAACCAGCGTAAGGCGTGCTGGCCGTGTCATCCGGGAACCGATACGCAGGACTTCGCGTACAGTTCAATACATCAAACCAGTCCGGAACGTAGCTTAGGGCACTGCGCACGAATTCTGTGCACATGCTCCCGCTAGCGTTCTTCAGGTCGACAGTACAGCGGGCGTTATAACCCCCCAAGGAGCCCTCGCGGGCAAGAACTTGGTTTGTGCGTTGATCTCTAAGGTCAATACCGAAACGCTTGAGTCGTTGACGCATCTCTAGGTCAATGGCTTTCTGAATCCATTGATTAAAGAGGGGTTCGGAGGCGATGGTACGGTGCTCATCGGCATCCTTAGGTACAAATGCTATTTTGTTGTAGTCCACAAGCGCTATCCTCGCACGGAATCGCTCCTCAAAAAGGGCGACATCGACGCAAATCATAGGACTTCCGTCCTTCTGGTTTCGCGTTAATCCAAGCAGCTCCCAAAACATCGGGTAGCGCTTTGCGAAGGTAAGAGCGTAGGGCAAACATGTGGGTGTGCAGGTCCACCTTTCGGAAAGAAACTTCCGAGCAAAATTGGTGGCTCTGCCCGTAACCCCGACACATGAACCGGGACCCCAACCGACCTGCCTGCATAGTTTCTCCAGGTCTGGCTTGTCTCCGAGGAGACGCGCCATGAATGAGCGAACGTGATGCATATGCTCATCAGGACCTCGGGCTCGGATCAAACGTGAGATGATGCGATTTCGCCGCTCTGCCCGACAGAATTTATGTCGACCATTGCGTGCGGCATCCTCTTCCGAACCCGCAAAGGGGTACTTCTTAACAAGGAGGGCAATTTGGCTCGCACGGAAATGCTCGTGCGCGCTGTCATGCTGCTGAGACAGCAAGCCTTTAGCTAGATCCACAGCACTCGCAGGCTTATGGCCGTTGAGTGCGTTTAAGATCGGTCGCCCGATCGCCCAGCTAGGGTCATCCACTACCTGAGAAAGAAAGGATCGAAGATACTTTAAACCCTTCCCACTCATGACTTCATTGTGCTGTCGAATTTGACCGTACAACACACTGCTGAGATTCTTCCCCTTGTACCGTGGTTTCTCAACCAAAGTGCTCGGGCGCGGAACTGCATTGCTCAGCTCCACGTCATTCAGATCCATGGGATTCTGCATGGTAACCTCCGGGCCGAACCTATCCAGAAAGGAGTAGGTCAGTTAAGCTTCAAAGAACACAGGGTAGGGGGTACCCCATGCCGTGTAGCGCGCCTATTAAAGCGCACGCCACAAGACCGACAAGTTTGGCTAGTTTCAACCGTTGACTTGTCCGGCTTTGAGAGCAGCCTTAAACGCCGCCGATGCGATGTACGCACCGAAGTCGTTGCAGTAGGCGTCGCGGTCCGCGTCCGAAATACCGACGGGGAACGTGAACAGGGTCTCCATCGAGCCGTCGGCCACCGTTTCCAAAGCACCAGTCAAGGTGTGGGTGCGGTTAGCCTTCAGCAAGTAGCGACTCTTACCCGAGGAAGTCGGGGTGACCTTGGCGGGATAGCGCTTCTGAATCAGGCCATCTTTCACCGTAGTGGTGTTAGCAGGGCCCTGGTAATGCACGCTATCCGGCCCGAAGCCGTCGGCAGTGTAGGTCTTAGCATTGACGGTAAGGGACATCTTATACTCCTAAATTGAGTTGTAAACTACCCCAACTGGGATAGTGTCCGGATCCCACGCCCTTTCAGCTGCTGCCTCAACAGCATTGCAGCATCAAGGAGTCGCCAGTCCTTCAAGAAGTCGAAGGGGTTCTGGCGCAGCGTGAGGGTTGGTACTGCCCTGGTCGGACTGCGTCGAAGGATCGACTCAGTCGTCACCCATGCACCTGCCATGTTGCGCGTTACCGCGTACCCGGCATTTACAGAGGAGGTATTGCCCGTTACAGAGTACACCGTGCTCCGGATGTTTTCGGACACGAGGCACCCACCCAAGCGATTCCAACCAGGTTGGATAGCGCTCCCGAGGGCCAACGCAAAGTCATTCACGTTAACCACCCAGTTAAGTACAAAGGAGAACCTCGTAAGATCCACAGCGGCGAGAGGCACATTGGCCAAATTTACGCCTAGGTAATCGTTCCGAGTGAGCGCCAGATCCCATAGCGACATCGCGCGGAGCTTACAGCTCTCGTTGCTTGTTTCGCTGCAGGGTGTGCGCGTGATCCCGTACGAAAGCAGACCAGTAGAGCTGGAATTCGCTTCGACTACCGTGTTCCCTCGAGAGGTGACACGATGTCTGAGCGGATCTGCC